ACTTATGGCACAAATCCTGGCTATGTTCGCAGTATCGCAAACGTCTTATGCAATGGCAAAAAAAGAAATTGCCTCTCGTATCAAGGACGCACGCCTTAATTCCGGTCTTAGCCAGAAAAACGTGGCAAAAGCTTTGAACTTAAGCCAAAGTTCTTATTCCCGAATGGAGCGCGGATTGTTGGTGCCAGACTGCGCTCAAATTAGAGTGCTGAGTGGCCTCCATGGAGCCTCTATTTTGTGGCTCCTAGGGATGCCTAATTATTTTGTCTATGCCGATCAATCGTCGTCATCTTCGCCTTGAATCTCGGAGAGCTGATTTTGAATGCCTTCCATGATGTATGCCTTCGCAATGGCTTCGGCCTCAAAGACCAGCATCTTCACGGCTTCAAATTGGTCGTCTGGCCTTTCGTAATAGTTCGTCACGTATTCGTGAGTTTCGTCAAGGCGACCATTTTTGAAATGCTGCTCCTCGACAAGGCGCCACTGTGAAGTGTTGCGATGTTCATGCGCTGAAAGGATAGACAAGGCTTTCATAATGCCAATGCCTTCGTCTTCCTCTTCAATCACCCGCACGTATTCGCTCATTTGTCTTTAGCGCTTTCCACCATCTTAAGTCTCGTTTGCGGCATGGCATTTACTTCCGCAAAGCAATTGCCAAGGCTTGGGCCGGGCTTTTTACCGCCTCGCCGCTGCTGCTCTTCAGCTTGCCCGCCTTGAATTCGTTCATTACTAAACAAACCTTGGCCTGCTTTTCTTTTTTAGTCATGACGAACAATCAACATAAGATCATCATACCTTCCTTTAATAGCACGGCGGTCAACCATATCCACAGAGAAAGAATCACTCACGCAAGCAATCAATGGCTCAAACCAACTTTCGGCTTGAATGTCTTCCACCACTGCAATGCCTCCTTTCTTCAACAAAGGCACGTACATTTGCAGAAAGGCACATTGACTTTCTAAAGAATGCGGGCCATCGTCAATGGCGAAATCCAGGCCCTCAGGAGCTTTTTCTTTCACACGCTCTATGGCTTGAGTGGAATAAGCATTTTCGCAGAAAAACAAATAGCGAGCAGGGTCCATTCTTTCCCAGATGGTGGGGTGAACGATGTCTTGCGTGTCAAAGCCAATTACAAAACTTTTGGGACAGAAATCATGCCATAGCAACAATGATCCCCCCAATTGCACTCCCACTTCCAGAATGGTACATTCCTTGTTTTGCAGCGGCTTCAACAGCGCTTCATACACTGGCCCATAGGAATGGTACGTTTGCTTATCTGTGCCCCCAATCGCATCAAAGCCACTAATTTGCTGCCTTTCAAGGATGGCATCAATGCCAGGAGCTTCAACGGTGCTAGAGAGATTCATGATTAAAATTGAACGATGGAAGGAAGACAACAGTAGATGTGCCCTTCGTAGTTGTCTTGGCGTAATGATTGTACGATATGCTGCGCGAAGTTGTGCGCCAAGATGATCACGCTATCGGGCTTGTCTTCTGTCAGACGCTCTCTGGGGCAAATTTCAAAGCCAGTACCAGGAACAAACATGCCTTGCTTTCCCGGGGTGTCGTCCACAATGTAAGCATTGGGCATGTTTTCAATGGAGAGGCCAAGTGCATTAAGAAAAACGCAGCCCTTGGCAGCAGCGCCAAAGAAGACAGTGCGTCCTTCTAGGGAAGAAATAAAGCTCTTGCTTTTTTCAATGTGCATTTTTGCGCCATCGTTAAATTCCTCATAGGAAACCATTTGCTCTTTGGCTTTATAATTGTCTATCACGCTTGTAATAGCTGAAGCACTTGGTTCCTTGTTTGTCATCCACATTCTCATGGTGCCCCCATGAATGGACATTTCCTTTGCATAGATGATTTTCAGTCCATACTCAGCAAACAATTTGGCCAATGGAGTGACAAGCCAGTAGTAATAATGTTCGTGGTAAAACTGATCAAATTGCAAAGTGAGAAGCGTGGTCAAAGTATAAGGAAACTCCAGTACCCACACCCCGTTCAAATGCTTTTTAATGCCTCGCAGAAAAGAATGAATGTCCTTGGTGTGTTGAAAAACATTAGTGGAAATAATTACATCTGCCTTGGGAAAATCCAACGCTTCGTTAAACAAAGCATTTATATAACGAATGCCCTTGCGCTCATTTTCTTCCTTAAATGATGCACTTGCATCCACATTAATTCGTTCAATGGGGATAGGCGATTGACGCTGAAAAGCATCCAACAAGGTGCCATCATTGCCTCCAATGTCAATAATTGTCTGGGGTCGTAAATGCGACAAGCTATCAAACATTTTTTCACAATGTTCAATATACGGCTTGCTCACTCCGCTTTTGTACAAATAATGACCATATAACACTGAAGGGGGAATCTCCGTGTCCAAATGAATGCACAGATCTTGGTCGTACTCAGCTCGCAATGGATGCCGATCCGCTGCCATTGCTTCTTCTGCGCTGCTGCACAGATTGTTGACAAGAGGCTGCGTACCTAGATCAAGCAGAGTTTGTCCCATGGTCAAGGGCCGTGAAATCGTTGAACAATGTGCTGAATGCCAATGTCTCCTAAAAACTTCTTGCGATGCTGGACAATGCCAGAAAGCAGACGCTCTGCGAGAAAAGCCATGGCCCGCTTATCGTAGCCGTTTAACTGGCGAATGTCATCTTCATAAGCATTCCAGACAGGCCACAGGCAATCGAACAGCACGGTCATCAGCCGCTTGTAACTGGCATTGTCCGCCACTGCCATTGGTCCCCCTTGAAACACGCTAGAACCCCACGTAGCAGCCATCTCTTCAGCAGTGAAAGGCAGTTTGCCTGCATTGGCCAGTGCCATGGTCATCTCCACGCCAGGAAAACGATGGCCGCCTTGAAACTGTGCTGCTAGAGAATAACCAAAGACGCATGGGTGGCATAAATATAGAAGATTAGGCTCCATATTGTAAAGTTCTATATCGTTCCACGAACGTCGATATTGACAATTACCCAGCCATTCATCATCGCAATTATTCACCATCCAATGCACGCCAGTTAGCTCGCCCCACCATGGATTGAGCGCGGAAATGGAAGACGGTCCTTCATCATCAAAGATACACTGTTGCGCATCACGCAACGTTTCTTTTTCTTCAATGGAAAGGGAACTGGCATGAGCAACGATCAAGCGCATTGGCCATTGGCTCTCATAGCGCAACGGCGTATTGGCCATTTTGACGGCATAAAGCGTGGGAGAATTAGGCATAAACTTCCCGCTTTGCCCATAGCTCGTTGTAATTATTCACGCCCTTGGCTCCCACTCCAGTGAGGTCGCCGCCACCAGACGGTTTGCTCCATGCCATGATCGTGCCATCGGGCAGCACGAAAGCTCTGTTCTTCTGCTCGTAAGTGGGCGTCAGCTCCAAGTAGTCGCCATAAATAAAATCAGCTTGGCTTCCATTCATTGCCAATGCTTTCCCCAGGAGAGTGGGGCCAGTGGGGCACAATGGTGTGATGCCATGGTATTTATCAAGACAATTGTCCACAATCATTTCAATGGCAATCTTCAAAGCGAGATTGTCTGGCTGTGAATACAGCACCGTAGTGGAACATGCCCAAGAAGTGAAGCTAAACCTTTGAATGTCGCGAAAGGCCAAGAATTTAATGCGTGGACCAATTTCTACGGGATTGACCATCCTTACGGCAATGTCCATATACCAGCCACCAAGCTTATGCAACAAGCAAAAGCGTCCAAGGTCTGCCTTATATGAATATGGCTTGAGGCTGTCATAAGCATCAACCACTTCCTCCCCATAGTTCTCTTCAATAAACTGCCGCAGTGTTTCCTTTGTATAAACGGTGTGGCTCAACGCAGGAAATGCGTTTTTAACAGTATCAGTGGCATGGCGAAGAAATGGCGACAGTTCGTCACTTTCGTCGCTCAGGAAAATTTGCGAAATTTGCATGATTAGAGAATTTTTGCGGGAGTGCCAAAGCCTTTGAATTCTGCGGCAGGCTTGTCTTGTGCCAACAGTTTCTCGACAATGGAAAGCATTTGTTTTTGTACGAAAGGCCAAGAGAAGGGCTTCTCATGAATGCGTTTGTAGCACCACTCTCCTGCTTTTTGCAAATCAGCCCGATTGTTGTAATAGTGATCCAAGATGAAGGCCAGATTACTTGGTGATGGCTGCCCGCGCTCCAGACCGTAGTTCCTATCAGTTTCCCAGCTTTCAATGGTGATGCGCATCACATCATTAAAAATCTCTTTCAAACTGGTATGGTCTGGCACCACTTGTGCTACGCCCGTTGCGGCATGTTCAGTGTTAACCAAGCCCCATCCCTCGCCTAAACAAGTGTTAACGCCTACGTCCACTGCGCTATACACTTTATTGAGTTGTTCAATGGAAAGGCAGTTGTGCGTGGAGAAACTAGGGCTTGTCAAAATAAGCTTACCAGCGGGATCGTATCCTGCATCTTTCGCCACACGCTTAAACAATGGAATGAGATCCCACCCCATGTCCTTCTTGCCCATGTTGAGCCAAAGTCGAGCGTCGGGCTTGTCCTTCGCAAATTCAACAAAGCCTTTAATGGTTAGGTCAATGCGTTTGCGTGGCTGATTCCTGTTGCCATTGAAGACAATGAACGTATCTTCTGGCACGCCT